TTTTAACCTTGTTCTTATTGAACCTGGCAAGTCATTCGTTCGTGTCATTCAATCTATCGGTCGTGGCATTCGTAAGGCAGAAGACAAGGACTTTGTTCAAATCTGGGACTTAACTGCAGATTGTAAGTTTGCCAAACGCCATCTAACTAAACGCAAACAGTTTTATAAAGAAGCCAACTATCCATTTACCCAAGAAAAGAGTATCTATAAATGAGTTATAGTCACATAGTATTCTGTGGTGATAGTTATATGCGTTGCTATATTGATTCTAAAGGACATTTAGAATTGTGTAAGCATCTTGGAGCAGAACCTGTTATGCTATATCGCAGTGGCAGTGCGCATGAATATGTTATTAATCACATCTATAACAAAGTTAGAGAACTGCCTAAGTGTTTAATAATATGGGGATTATCATTTCCAAGTCGTTTAGATGTTCCTTTTAATCATCCAAAATCAAATAAAAGTATGTGGGCAACACTTAATTATGATCATTTAGTAGGCAATGATGAGGATAAAGATTATTTTCAAAAATTACAAAAAAATTCAGATAATGATAGATTAATTAATTTATTCAAAGATTATCTATATAATACGTTGAGCCATAGTGCACTTTTTATTGAAAAAACTCTTCATCAACTTGCTATAACTGCCGGTTGGTTAAAAAATAACGGACATGATTATTTGATTTGGAATCAAGCAGCCGGTGATTTTTCGCATTATAAAAATTTTAATTTTCCTGTGATGGCTGATATAGAAAGTGATAGCGGATTTTATAAAATATTTGATTTTTATATGAATCAATATACTCACAAATGTGGTGTTCCTATTCGTGATTCAGATTATTATAATGGTGAATGGAACATAGCAGCACATCCATTGGAGTGCCAACAATTATCAAATGTGATTAACACATTTATTTTAGATAACTTAAAAGGTAGAAATTTAATATGAGAATACTAACAGTAGATAACACCGTATTTGAAATGAATAACTTGCCAGATCAAGTTGATGACTTGCGATTCTGTGTGTTAGATAATAGTAACCCAAGCGAAGCAGATTATTATTTTTTACCATTAGTATTTTTAGAATCATTTAATGATCCTGCGTTAATGTTAAAGATAGGTGACCATAAAATAATGATGCCATATAATTGGCGTATTCTTATTGGTGAGGCTGAGATTGGTGATTTAGAAGCACTCCCATTGACCAAATTAAATGACCGTGGATTTCAGGCATTTACATTTAACCCATTAAGTTCATTCCGTGCAGCATTTATGAACATTGAAATTACAGATGTATACCAAGATGTGCGTTGGTACTTTCCTAAACTAAAGAATGGTCAACTACTTTGTATTCCAATCAGTGACGGACCAAAGCCAATTTGTGCATATTTTGTTAAAGAAATCAGCCGTGCAAGCGAGACTATTGACATCCAGAATATAGTATGATAGAATTAAATTATGAATAAACTTGATATTGGTTATGAAATGGCACAACTTGACTTGCGTAACCGACAATTCTATGATGAACTTACCGATGAAGAACGCAAGAAGTTCTCTACATATCTTATGTTGCGTTGGGGCAGTGCTGTAACTGGTGTTACCGAATTGCAGCAGTATTATTTACAAGCAATGAATGAACGTGTTAATAAACATTTTTTTGATCTTAGCAAGCATCCTAAACTACAATGGCTGCTGCTGACCACTGTTTCTCCTAACATGGGCAAGCATCGTCATGAGTGGATGGCATTTAGTAGTAAGACTGTTAAAAATAAACGTGTGCAGAAAATTTTAGAATTATATCCACATATTAAAGCCGATGAAGCAGAACTGCTGAGCAATACTATTAATGATGAACAATATAAAAAAATGTTAGTAGAACTTGGATATAGCGATAAAGAAATCAAAGATGTTTTAAAAAATTAACTATAAGTATATATTGCACATAAGATTATCAAGTTGGCAATATATGGAAAATCAAGAACAACAAAAAATTTCTAGTTTGCAAAACAATTTGTTGAGTAAAAAACAAACAAAAAATATTGCAGTTATTCCGCTTTCTTTTCATACTGAAGTTGAACAATTAATAACAGAAGATCATTTACCTAGCAGTGATACTTTAGAAATTTATGAAAATTTCCAAATTGAAACAGTAATTTATGATACAGAACCTCAAAATCTTGAACAGCAAGAAGTAGACCGTGATCTAGAATCGCAAATTGTTGAACAAGAAGTAGTTGAACCGCAAATTATTGAACAAGAAGAAGTTAAAAATGACACACCACCAGAAAAAATTATAAAAGATTTTCACTGTTTTGATCTTACTTTTCTTAATTCTTATGACAATGAAAATGAAATTTACAGTCAAGATTTGCACAAAGAACATAATAAATATCTAGATACTAATTTAATTCAAAAATTAATTTTACTTAATAAAAAAATACCACAGAATTTAGATAAAAAATTTGATTTTTTTGTAGTTACTAACAAAGATGATTATTATCAGTTGCAGATTCTTGCAAGAAGCATTGGTAAATTTTGTAAAAATTTACCTTTAGGAAAAATTATTGTAGTTGTAAATGATGTATCTGAAGGTTTTCATAAAGATTTAAATCTTAGAAATATAATGGAAACACAACGTAAATATTTTGGAAAATATTGCGGTAATGTTGAATTTCATTTTTTTGATGAAATATATGATGGAACACATAAAGATGGTTATATTGTGCAACAAATACTTAAGCTATATGCTTATATGTTTTGTTTCAGCGAAAATATATTAATCCTTGATACTAAAAATTTTTTTATTAGAGACGTAATTTTAGAAGAATTGCTATTTGACGACAAACTAAGATCAGTATACGGGCATATTGATGAATTTTGGTATCAGAATAAAATTTTTACAGATAAATTATTTGATTTAGAAAACGATCATTCAACACTAATGATAAGAACGCCATTTTTAGTTAAACGACAAACTCTTATAGAGTGTCATGATTATATACATGAAAAGTTAAAGTTATCATATGATGATATAATTGGATATGGTATAGAAAATAAAACAAATGAATTTATTTTGCTGCAATCATTTATTTTAAAAAAATATACAAAATTTGATAATTATTATTTTTTTACAAGCGAAAATAATAATCAAGGTTTAACAAATAGTGGTATATGGGTTATTGATATTAAAACTTGGGGAGAAAAAAACCACTATGATTTAAAAAATAATAAAAAAATTCCTAGAACAGTAGAAAGAGTTTTGACATGCAATTTTAGAGATGGTGATAATATTTTTTGTAGTTGTATACATCATCGTGCAATTAAAATTATGGATAATAATTTAGCAGAACAAGTTAAAATGCTTTGGATTAAATTAGGATTGTGTGACTATAAAGAAGCAAGCACAATAATCAATCATATTAAAAAAATTTTTGATTTATTTATTGTAACATATGAAGATGATTACCCATTAGTAAAAATTCTTGCAAAAAGTATTGATAAGTATTGTACAAATTTGTCTATAAATAATATTGTTATTTTTGAAAATTCTAATATACCTACACATAAAATTAAAGATATAATACCAAGTTTTGGTAATTTTTCTGAAAATGTAAAAATTTTTAACTGGAATGATTATTACTATGGTCATGTTACCGAAGATGGTTATTCTCGTCAACAAATTTTAAAATTAATGGCACACAGTTTTTGTGATTCAGAAAATATTATAATATTAGATAGCAAAAATTTTTTTATAACAAATGTCACTGATTATGATTTTATTGATGGTGAAAAATTAGTTAGTTTCTATAATTTAGATAATCATCCTGATCACACAAAGTTGCAAAAAGAATATGCATTTAATTTATTTAATATTGATATAGAAAATAAAAATTTACCTATTCTTACACCATTTATAGTTGCACAAAAAACTCTTGAAAAATTAGAAAACAAACTGTTAGAAGATTTTAATTTAAGACTAGATAGTTTTTTTGAAAATTTTCAAACTAGCAAATCAACTGAATTTTATTTGATGCAAGCATATATTATATCAGAGTATGGTAGTTTAGAAAATTATTATTGCTTCACACAAAATATACATAGTCTTTGGACAAGTATGATGTGTTTGTTTGAATCAGAACAATCTTTAGAAGGCGTAATACTTCAAACTAGAAAAAAATATTTAAAAATGCTTGGTATACATGGTAAAGCTATTAAACTTATGAAAAATAAAACTTATGAAAATATGGATATTCCTTTGACACAGCAAGTTGTAAATCTTTGGACTAAGTTTGGTATTTGTGATGAAGAATATGCAACAAAAGTAGTAAATGATATTGTAAATTTAGCAGAAATGTAATATAATACACTTATGAGTGAATTGCATAAAATAGCTATAGAAGCAGCAAACAAAATACGCAGTGGCAATTACATTTGCAAATACTGTAGTCAAGGGTTTGTGCGTGAAAGCACACTACAAGTTCATATGTGTGAGCCAAAACGTCGTGATAAACAACGTAGTGAAAAAGGTGTTGTTATAGGTTTTCAAACATGGTTGCGTTTTTGCGAACTTACACAAGGTTCAGCAAAATTAAAAACATATGAAGATTTTTGTAATAATAGTTTTTATAATGCATTTGTAAAGTTTGGACGATATTGTGTAGGAATTAGTGCTGTTAATGTTAATCAATTTATAGAATATGTTTTAAAAAAACAAATAAAAATTGACAACTGGTGCAAAGACAACATATATGAAGAATATCTTTTTAATTTGTTGCGCAGTGAAAACAGCAATGATGCATTAGAACGCAGTATTATAACCATGCAGCAGTGGAGTGAAGAAACTAACAATCCTATCACTAGTTATTTTACAACTGTAAGTGCAAATCGTTTTATTCAACATATACTAAATGGTCGTGTTAGTTGTTGGGCAATCTATTGCTGTGATGCTGGCATTGCTAAACTTGAAACGCTAAGTGAAGAACAAGTTACTATGATTATACCATGGATTGATCCTGAATTTTGGCAGCGTAAATTGTATGATTATCCTGCCGATGCAGAATTAACTAAACATATATTATCACAAGCAGGTTTTTAATGTCTCAGCGATTTATTTTAGGTCACAAAGCATCACTGCAAGATATCAGAACCATATCCAGTGATATCTATCCTATTGATTTGATTAAAAACAAAAGTATACTTGTAATAAGTGATGTTTCATGGTGGGTGAGTAATGCAAAAGATATTGAACAATGGTGTGACTTATGCTTAACAAAGTGGTCACAACATGGTATGCTAATAGGGTTCGTAAATGATGAGGAACGTAATTTATTCTTGATGCGATGGATGTAATTTTTTAAATAATTCGTAAATTCCACCATCAAATGAACAACTTTTATCTTGTTTTAAAATTTGTAAATATTCTGCTAAAATTTCATAATTAATATCAGGATTATTTTCAATACAATTATAATTCCAATATGTGCTTGTCATATGTTGTCTTTTATCTAATAACTGCAATCCATACCTTACATTATATTTGTTTGCAATTTCTTTATAGTTTAATAAATCAAGATAGTTTTCACGTTGTAATACAAATTGAAAATTTAATTGTAAATCTAATTCTTTTATAATTTCAATACCATCTATAACAATATCCCAATCTCCTCCACGAACTCGTTTATAAGTGTCATATGAACCAGCATCTAAACTTATAATTACATTGTATATGTTATGTTTTATAGATTCTAATTGTTTTCTGCGTTTTGATAGCAGATTTCCATTTGTTGTAATTACTAGTTTCCAACAAGGTGGTATTTCTGTGCCGTAAATAAACTTTTCCCAACTTTTACTTGTAAACAAATCACCACTACCATCACAAAAAATTTGCACCTCTTTATCAAAATTTCTATAGGATTGGCATAAACTTTGAAGTATTTTTTCTGTTGTTGGATTTTCCTTATTTTTAAATATCAATCCACTTCTACAACTTGCA